ACTTTGGGAGAATAGATGAACAAACAATAGCCAATTATACTCAAGCCTTGAAATCTAACTTAGGTGGAACTCATCTTAGAATAGTTAGACAAGCTGATGATGTGTATCGACAGGCAGTGAGTAGAGGTGTAGAGACTGTACTGACTGGAAGTGGCACAAGAATCGATGGTGCTCAAAGAGTGCTGAATGAGTTTGCTAATAGAGGTGTAACTGGATTTGTAGATAAGAGCGGCAGAAGTTGGAGCTTGAAAACTTATGCAGAGATGGCAACTAGAACAGTATCAGCAAGAGCAAGAGTTGATGGAACGCTTAACAGGTTTCAGCAAAACGGTGAAGATTTGGTAGTTGTATCAGCACACGCTGAAAGTTGTCCGATATGTGACCCGTGGGAAGGAAGAATATTAAGTATAAGTGGTAGAAGTGAAGAATATCCTTCTGTTAGTGAAGCAGAAGCTGACGGCTTATTCCATCAAAATTGTAGCCATGGGCTTACATTGTGGGTAGAAGGATTGACTACTAAACCAGAGCCTGTTGATAGTACAGATAATTATGAGGAGCGGCAGCAGCAAAGATATATGGAAAGACAAATCAGAAAATGGAAACGCAGAGAAGCAGGTGCTATGACAGAAGATGAAGCTAGAAAGGCTAAAAATTATCGCAAAAAATGGCAGGAAAAACAGAAAGAATTCATTGAAGAAACAGGAAGGTACAGAAAATATGAACGAGAACAGATTAAAACTGCTAGATAAAAATTACGTTTCATCCGCGTTAGAGATGTAAAATTTAAGGAGGAATTATAATGGCTGATGAAAAAGAAAAAGTAGAGCAAAAAGAAAATGTTGAGAATGCGACAGCTGAAGAAGTCGATAAAACAGAAAAGGAAGATAAAACTCAACAGAAAGAAGTGGATAATAGTATCCCTTATGACAGATTTCAGCAGGTTATTGAAGAGAAGAATGAATATAAGCATGAATTAGAGAAGCTAAAGGATAAGCTGGCTGAAATGGAAGACCCGGAAGAATTAAAAAAAGAATATGAGAGCAAAATTGATGAGATTAATCAAAAGTCAGTTAGAAAACAGAAAGAATTTGCGGTTAAAGAAGCTGCATTAGCTGAAAATGTTAACAAGAAAGCGTTGAATGATTTTGTGCAAGTCGCAGACATCGATAGTTTAGAAGTTGATGATGAAGGTAATGTAGTTGGAGTTGATGATTTAATTGCAAATATGAAGGAAGAAAAAGACTATTTCTTTGAAAAAGAAGAAAACAAACCTACTAAAACAGCTGGAGATTTTAACACAGGCGATGATGACACAGGTAATGATAGCAACGAAGATTGGGCCAAGAGAATGGCTGATAAATTTACATTTTAATTAAAAATTATAAAGGAGAGATTTTAAATGGCTAATAGTATTGCACTAGCAAAAAAATATACAACTTTACTTGACGAGGTTTATAAAAGAGGGCTTACATCAGATATTTTAAGCGTACCACAGGAATTGGTAAGAGATGGCGCAAACGCAGGTGAAGTATTACTTCCTAAAATTGCATTAGATGGTTTAGGAGATTATGACAGAGCAACTGGATATCCTTCTGGCTCTGTTAACTTTAGTTGGGAAACACACTCACTTACACAAGATAGAGGTGTTAAGTTCACAATTGATAGACAGGATAATCTGGAAGCGTTAGACAGCGTATTTACATTTGCAGCAGGACAATTTGCTAAACAGGAAGTTGTACCAGAGTTAGATGCTTACAGATACGCACAGTTAGCTTCAAACGCTAATACAGTGGTTAATGCTGATTTAGATAACACAAACACAGTAGAAGCTATTGAAACAGCTAAGGTTGCATTAGAGGATGCAGAAGTAAACAAAGAAGGTATGATTTTATTTATGACACCTCAAGTTTATTCTAATATCCGCAATTCAGATTTATTTGATAGAGATATTATGGATATCGGTGACAGAACATTTGACGCTTACGACGGCATTCCAGTAGTTAAAGTACCGCAAGGCAGATTTTATACTGGAATTACTCTTAACGATGGTTCTAGCACATTTGGATATTCTGCAACCACTGGCGGAACAGAGTATGAACTTAACTTCCTACTTGTGCACCAAGCGGCTGCACTTCCAATTGTAAAACAAAGACAGCTCAAAGTATTCGATCCAGATACTAACCAAAAAACAGATGGATGGTTAATGGAGTCTAGAGTATATCACGATATTTTTATTCCAGATAACAAGACTGTTGGAATCTATGCTCATACAAAAGCTACAGCTATAGTATAAGGGTGATAATTGATGAAAATTAGAAGAGGTGGTGTTACTCGGCACGTGTCAGAGCGTGCCTTTGACACCAAATTCAAGCAGCAAGGATATGAAATTGTAGAGGAAGTTGTAGAGAAAGAAGAATTGGCAGATAAAACAGTTGATGAATTAAGAGAAATTGCTAAAGAAGAAGGATTAACTGGTTACTACAAATTAAATAAAGATGAATTAATTACTAAAATTGAGAAGGTGGTATAAATGGCAAGTGTAGGAGAAGTAATACAAAGAGTTTTCAATTCCAGTAATAATACATTTGATGTGTCGCAAAAGGGGAGTAAAGTTGAAATATCTTCAATGCAGGAAAATAACCTTGCTGAAACCGAAAAAACATATGCAAAAGCAACAGGAGCAAATGAAATTGAAGTATATATTGAGTCAGGTTATGCAAGGATTAGGACAGATGGCAACCAAGCTACAGCTACCACAGGGGAACCTCTAGGAGAAGGAATAATGGCAAGTTATGCTGTAGATAGTATAAGTATATATTTTGTATCAGATACTACATTGACGGTGGTGAATAGATAATGAGAAGACAGTTTGCAAAAAAAGATAGTTTTGAAAACCATCTTATAATGGGTGTCAAATGGGATAGAACTGCTACCTCTACATTAGAAAGAACAAACCAAGCAAAAGGTAGAATTGCTGGCGTTGGTGTAGATGACCAAATTGTTAGAAACGATTTTGATAACATGCCTATTTTTGGAGAAATGCATGATGTTACTGATGGTTATGGCAATGAATTTGTTAGGATACCAAAATTCTACATCAAAAAAACAAAGACAGCTGATGAAAGAACGTGGAAAATTTCAAAAACTCAACACGAAGGTTTTTACTTACCAAAAGTTTTCTGGGATTTTGAAAATCATAAAGAATTACCTTACTTTGATTTTGGAAAAGGAAAAGCGACAATAGACGCATCAAGCAAAATGGAAAGTAAATCTGGAAAATATCCGCTTACAAAAAAAAATATTGTAGAGATGAGAAATTACGCAGAAAACAATAACGCAAACGGTGTTAGTGGGTATCAACAATTAGATATACATGGCTATGATGTTATTAAAACATTAATGTATATAGAATTTGCAACACTTGATATGCAGTCAGTAATGAGAGGATTTCTTGATGGTAATTATAGCGCATCAGATACTGCATTAATATCAGAAACATCAGTTAATAGAATTGTTGTTGATAACGCTGTTGCTGATAAATATAGAGTAAAACAAACAATATCAGTTGGTTCTTCTCGCGGAAATAATAGTGTGTTTTACGGCAGAACAATAACTGACATACAGGTAGACACTCCTAGTGCTGGTAAATCTTCAATAGTGTTTGATGGCGACCCTGTTGATATAGCTATAAATGATGTTATATATAATACAGGGTGGAAAAACGGTTTTTCAGCTGATATAGCAGCAAGTTCAGGTAGTCCTGTGAGCAACACAAATGGCAAGTTCCCTTGTATGTATCGAGGTATTGAAAGCCCTTACGGAGATATATGGCAGTTTGTAGATGGCGTTAATATTAATGATTGGCAAGCATGGGTTACTTCAGACGCAAGAGATTATGCAAGTAATGTATTTTCTGCTCCATATGAACAATTAAACTATATTAATCATAATGGAAATGGGTATGTTGAAGAGATGGGATTTGATGCAGATAAGCCCTTTGCATCTTTTCCAATTGCAATAGGCTCATCATCTTATTATAGAGATTATTATTATCAAAATAGCGGTCAAATAATTGCCCTCGTTGGTGGGAACTGGGCCGGTGGCTCGACTGGTGGTCCGTCTGACTGGTACCTGGACGCTTCGTCTGCTGGTGCTTCCTTGACGATCGGCGCTCGTCTTCTTAAAAAAGACTCTTAACGGGGGTTTGGGGGTGGTCAACCCCCATAGAATTTATAATTAAATAACGGGATTATAGGTGCGCGCTGCCCACGTTGGTGGGGGCTGGTACATTGGCTCGAAAGGTGGTGAGTAAACATGCAAAAATACGGAATAATAGAAAACGAGAAACTTAAAATTGTAAACAAAAATCACAAAAATGCTAAACCTGTAGAGTACACAAATCATGAATTTGACCAGACTCATCAAGGTGTATTCACTACAAATATTATAGAAGACGAAAATAAAATAATTGTAGAGTCAGAAGTAAGAGAAATAGAAATAACTGAAGATGAAAATATGGATATGATGATTTAATGAAAAAAGGAGACAAAATTAAAAGTAGCTTGCTACAAGAATATATTGTTCTAAATGTTTATTATGACGATTATTTAGGCGAAGAAGTTGTAGTTGGGAAAATGAAAGACGGAGTTGCAACTGGGAAAATAAATGTTTTTCCTGTAAGTAGAATAAAAGAATAGCAAAATAGCGATAATAAGACATTTTAGGTTTAATAATAGTATGATAATGCGACAGTTTAAGGTGATGATATATTCCAAATAAAATGGTAAAACTAAGGAATGATAAGTATGTATGATACATTAGCAGAAATAGTAGCTGCTGTTAGATCAGACATAAATGAAGAAACAGAAGGCTTTTGGAAAGATAAAGATATTAAAAGATGGATTAGAGAAGGTCAGAATGATGTAGCTGAAAAGTCATTATGCTTTCAGAAAGACTATACTGAAAATAATTTAACAGGACAAAAGTTTGATTTACCTTCTGATTTTATAGAAGAACACAGAGTTTTTGTTGACGATAATATTGTAGAGCATATAGATAAAGAGCCTAAAAGTTTTGGGTATTTAATTTGGGAAAATAAATTAAGATTTAACTTTGATTTAAATGACTCTGAATTAAACTTGTTTTATTATCGTTATCCAACTTTGATGTCAGAAGATACCGACTCACCAGAATTGCTAGAGCCTTACAGATATTTATTAGGAGAGTTTGCTAAATATAAAGCTAAAATTAATGATAGAAAAACCGAAGAAGCAAAAATTATATACGAATTATATTTAGACGGAATAAGAGATTTAAAAAAGAGATATGGTAATAGACCAAAAACTACTAAAGTCAAAGTTATAAGGTGATAATATGGCACAAGAAGATTATTTAAGACTGCTTGATTTTTCGGGCGGGCTTAATGAAATATCACAAAAAAACAAATTAAAAAATAATGAGTCGCCGCTTTGTTATAATTATTTGCTTGATAATGACGGCAGCCTTAAAAAAAGAAATGGCATGGCATATATAGCTGATTTAGAAATTAGCGGCAAAATAACAGGTTTATATTTATTTCATGAAAAAGATGGCACAAGGCACCTTATAGCAACTGCTGGTAGTTATATATATGAAATAGATGAAAATGAGGGTGCTTATGAATTTTTAAACATAGGTGTAAATGACGAAACATTTACAGCTGTTTTAGATACAGCAGTAGGTTTGGGATATAACAAAATAGAAAGTGAGAGTGTTACAGTAACATCAACTGATGGCAATACTACTTATATAGAGGGTACTGATTATACTATAGACTATGAAAATGGTACTATAACCTGTTTAACAAGCGGTAGTATGAATAATAATACAGATTATTTAATAGACTATTATCACGCATATAATTTAACTCCTGATTTGCCTATGTCATTTACTACCTGGGGTAATATTTGTTATATGTCAAACGGTACAGATGACTTATTAGAATTTGATGGTACAGAAGTTATTATCAATGAGAATGCTCCTAAAGGTAAATATATTGTAGCCCACAATAATATATTATTTATAGCTGGAAATTCAGATGATCCTTCTTTTGTATTTTATTCAGACATAGGATTATTAGACGCTGACGGTAGTGGGAATAATTGGACTGATGGCGACGGAAATTTACAAAACTTTAAAGTGTCAACAGATGATGGAGATGTAATAACAGGTATAACTAAGCTGCAGAGTAATTTAGTTATATTTAAATCTAATAGTATTCATGTGCTATACGGTGATAATCCTAATAACTTCCAATTAAGAGAAAATGTAGTGTCAAATATAGGCTGCATAGCGCCAATGAGTTTAGTTAATGTATTTAATAGGCTAATATTCCTTTATAGAGATGGGTTTTACAGCTTTGATGGTAGCACAATAGATATTATATCTAAATCAGAAAATGTTAAGCCTTCTATTGAAAAAATAATTTATCCAAAAAAATGTTCAGGTGCTATATATGATAATAAATATATATTTTCTTATCCAGAAGGTAGTAGCGAATATAATAATAAAACTTTAGTTTATGATATTTTATATCAAAGTTGGTATAGATTAGAAGGTTTAGAAATAGAAAAGTTTAATAATTTTGATGGAAGTCAGGACGGGCAAGTTACAGTAGGGGAAATATACTTTGGCAGCAGTTCAGATAGCAAAATTTATAAATATGATAACAAAAAGAATTATGATGAAAAAATATACTATGAGTCAATAACTTCTTCTTATGATACATGGGTAGATTTAACTAAAGATAATTTAATTTTGAGTTCTTTTAGCATTACAGGATATGAAGAAAATACAGATTATGAAGTGGATTATGAAGAAGGAAGTGTAAAAGTTTTATCTACTGGAAGTATGTCAGATAGTACAGCTTATGATGTTAAGTATAAATATAAAAAAGACATAGATACATTATATTATACTAAATATTTTAATATGGGTAGAGAAGAATTAGTTAAAACTATTAGAGCGATAATGGTAGATAATTTAGCAGAAGGTAAGTTTAAATTAACTTTAGATATTGACAGAGGGGCAACTACAAGAGAATTTGATGTTATAGGATCAAGCTCTAACCCTGATTATAAATGGGGTATGACAACCTGGGACGATTTGATTTGGCATATACCAGAGTCAAATAAGTTTTCTGCTGGAGTTAGCGACGCTCATGGAAAAAATATAAGATTTATCTTTTCTGAAAAAAGCATAAATAATGTTAAAGTAAACAGTTTAATTTGTAAATTTAGGCTGTTAAGAGAAGATTTTTAAGGTGGTGAATTGATTGAATTTAATTGATGAATTAGTTAATTTTTTAAATAAAAACGACGCCAATCCAGAAGATGTAAATGCTAATTTTGATGAAATAAGATCAACAGTAAATTCTAATCTAAATGGCGGCTTAAAAGATGAAAATTTAGCAGAGGACGCTAATATATCGCCTTCTAAATTAAATCAAGGTGAAGGTAGTGGATTAGTAGCAGATACAGTTTCTAATAATGGACTTAAACAAGTTTATCCTGTTGGAAGTATTTATACCAATGCTTCCGATAGCACAAATCCAGCGACATTGTTAGGGTTTGGAACTTGGGAAAGGTTTGGTGAAGGTAGAGTTGTGGTTGGTGTAGATAGCACTGACACAGATTTTGATACAGTCGAAAAAACAGGTGGAGAAAAAACTCATACTTTAACTGACGCTGAAATGCCTTCGCATAATCATACAGGAGCAACAAGTACAGACGGAAGTCATAATCACACTTATTCTAAATCTTCTTCTGCTGGTAATGGTCTAGATGGAACTAATGGTAGTGCAGATGGTGGCACTGGAACTACTTCTACCAATGGCTCTCATAGTCACAGCTTAAATATAAACTCTACAGGAGGAAGTAATGCTCATAATAACCTCCAACCTTACATCACAGTATATATGTGGAAAAGGGTGGCATAAATGTTTAAGAAAAAGTATGAATATGGATTACTGCAAAATATAGAAAATGAAGGTTGGCACTTTAACAACGATAAACTTAACGAGAAAGATTTTATAACAGTACTCAACTATTTAGGCGATAAAGGTTGGGAAATGATAGAGGTAGATAATCAGATAGGTTTTATCTTTAAGAAGGTGAAGTAATGGCAAAAAAACTATTTCCTTTTAGCAATAATAAAATAGAACAGCAGTTTAATGAAATTTTATATCAAGGAATAACTTATGAAAATATTAATGAAGATGAATTATTTAGAAGAAAAAGCCCTGATGGTACAATATGGGCTATAAAAGTTAACAATTTGGGCAACTTATATACCGAGGAGGTGTAATTAATGTTCGGATTAATAGACAAAATTTTTGGCGGTGGTGGCGATAAATCAGTTCCAGAGCCTCAAAAATCAGATTTTCAAAATCAAGTAGAGGGATATATCAGTGATAATTTAAAAAATGGTGCTGCTCAATATCAAGGACCAACTACTATAGAAATGCCTGAAATTTACGGTGAATTATCAGGTGTTGTAAGCAACTATTTAAATGGTGAAAATTTAGGAATGTCAGATGATGAAATGAGCAAGTACATGGGGCAGGTTAATAAAAATTTAAATGAGCAAAGGCAAAAAGGAATTGAAAGCATTATTAGTGGTATGAACAGTAGAGGTTTGTTAGCTTCTAGTAATACTAGAGGCGGCTTAAATGATGTTTCTAGGAATTATGCGGATAGTTTAGCCGACGCTCAAACTAATATGTACTTACAAAACGAGCAGATGAAAAGAAGTCAAATGAATAACGCTATAGGTTATGGTATGAATTTAGGACAATGGCAATCTAATGTTGATCAGCAAAATGTATCTAATCAAATGAATAATTTTTATAATCAGCAGCAGCTTAATCAACAGCCACTTCAAATGGCTATGAATTATTTAGGTGGAGTAGAAATGCCATTCCAGGAAATGAAATATCAAACACGAGTCGGTAATGCGAACAGAGAACAACAAGCAGATAGTAGTTTCTTAGGTACTATAGGTACAATTGCAGGTGGTTATTTAGCAGGCTTATAAGGAGGTGAATTATGAATGAATAGAGCATTTTTACAAGGTTTCTTGCAGGGCCTCCATCAAGGTGGAGGTACTCAAAAAGTAGCCAACTGGACTGCTAGAAAAATAGGCACATATGATATTTATGACGATCCTATTGCTATGCAAGAATACCAAAAAGCAAAACAAATAGGTACAGAACAGGCTCAAAACAACTTTGCTAAAAATTATGGACAGTATATTGACACAGGAGAAGATACAACTCCTACTGAAATGTTTTTTGGTAAAGAAACTCCTACTTATATGGGTATGAACAAAGGTCAGTTTATGAACGCTGCAGTACAGGCTTTAAGCAGCGGGGCGTGGGACGAAAATGAGTTTGGTAACATTATGGCTGGTGCTAGTGAGGCATACGGAGAAGATTTAACTAACAACCCTTTCCTTTCAGCTTTTATGCAGGAACAGCCTGAAACTGATCCTATTAGTGAAATGTTTTCAGACCCTATAACTAATGCAGCTTTCCAGGGTAATGAGCTAGCACAAAAAGCAATGATTGATAGATACGGAGAAACTTTAGGGAGTTATTATAACACACCAGAAGAATTTGTTAACCCTGATGAACGAGCAAGTTATCTTCAAAATGAGTTATTTGGGGGGCCAGAAAGCGAAGGTTATGATTATTCACAGTTGGGACCTGAACAATTAGCAGCTATGGTTATGGCTGATGAACAATTAACTCCCGAGGAACAGGAAATATGGAATAATAGCCCTTATGGTACTTTTGGCGGACCTGAAAACTTTATACCGCAGCCAGAACAGGAAAGACTAATAGATTTAGGTGCATTAGGGCTTCCAGGCGGTGAAGTACCAATTGATGACGCTAATAAATTAATGGGTATTTTAAATACAGCTTTAAACTACAGGAAATTTAATCAGCCTCAAGGACAAGATTATGGTCCTATGATTAATGGTGCTCCTTTTGGCATAGAAGGACAAATACCGCTTAAATATGCAAGTGGTATAGCAGCTTTATTGAGATTAAACGGTGGCGGCAGTCCAGGCGGCGGACCAGGTGCAAGTAGTGTGGATATAAGCCAATGGCCTATCATTAATTTTGATAAAGAAGGCCCAATAAGAAGAAACCCTGATACTGGATTTTTAATGCGGGACGCTACTATTCCTTATGTTAATAAAGATGGCCAATT